CAGATTATGGGTGGTTATTTATCATACAATAATAAGACATTGTATGCTCTTGCTGATCATAAAAATCTAAATTTTAGACTCTCGGACAAGATGATCGTTTTCTCTGCAGTTGGCATGCATAGAATACGTGACTTTGTGAAGAAGGGTGACTGTGGTTTTCCATTAGTTACTCCTTCTGTTGATCAGAGTTACAAGATCTTAGGTATACATAATGCGTATACTGATTCCGAGAAAGTCTATTTTTCATCATTTACTGCTGAGGATCATGTTGACTTCCTTGCTTCAGCTATGAAACAAGTAGAGGGAAATATGGAACCAGCTAACTTGGAAATGGAAGAAGTCCAGATTGAAGGAATGGAGCAATCCTTCCTTTTGCCAAGACCATATGTCGAGGCTCTTTCGGAAATATGTCCAGAGGAGCGTTTTAATAATCATAGTGAAAAATTAGATATATGGGGCTTCTCCCCAAAATTAGCATTAAGATCCCATCCAAAAAATAAGCATAAAAATATTGGGTTGGTTGATTTGGCTACCCCGTGTGGGAAAATTCCTGCAGCAATTAACAACGATTATGTTGTTGATTATAGTAAATTAGCATGTACAAGCGATGGTAAGCCAGATGCATTGTTCACACAGTGCTTAAAGTATGATCGTACTATTGGCTATGATTGGGACGATTCCATATTTTCACATGCATTTTCTCGGCTTGAGGAAGATATGTATTTCCGTTACGGAGATTGTAGATTTCTCCGTATGCACGAAGTCATTAATGGTAAACATTTAGATGCTTTGGCACCATTCGACCCACGAACATCTGCGGGTCCTTTGCTAAAGATGACTTTTGGCATAACAAATAAATTACCCATTTTTAAACCTGCGCCTGATCAACAAAAGCGTGTTCTCATATTTGAGGATACGCCTCCAGCGCGTATGGTAAGAGATCATTATCATCAATACACCCAATCATTGTTAAATGGTGGATCACCCCCGTTAGTGGTGAGTAAGGATTGTGCTAAGGTAGAGCTCCTTCCAACAGACAAAGCAATGCAAGGAAAGGTTAGACTCTTTAATGAGGTTGATCTTTCTATAAACATGGTATTAAAGAAATTCTTCGGCGATCTCCAGAATAAGGTTATCGCTTACCATGATAATAATCCCATTAAAATGGGGCAAAATCCTTATAAAGCCTCTACTAATATTATACATTGGTTTAATCAAATTCAAGGTGAG